ATGCAAAGCATGTTAAAAAAAGATTTTTGGTACGATTTACCCAAAGAACTCATTGCACAGGAGCCTGCAGACCCCAGAGACTCGGCCCGGCTCATGGTTCTGAGCCAGAAGGACGACAGCATCCAGCACCGAATTTTCCGCGATCTGCCGGAATATCTTGAGCCGGGTGACCTGCTGGTGGTCAACAACTCCAAGGTGCTGCCCGCCCGCATCGTAGGTGTCAAACAGCCCACCGGTGCTGTGTGTGAGCTGCTGCTTCTGCGGCAGGTCAAGGGAGATCAGTGGGAGTGCCTGGCAAAGCCCGGCAAGCGGATGCAGCCCGGCACCAAGGTCAGTTTTGGTGACGGCACCCTGACCGCTGTGGTGGACGAAACGCTGGAGGATGGCAACAAGTTTGTTACATTCTATTATGACACCGAGACCCTTTATGAAAAACTGGATGAATTTGGCAAGATGCCATTGCCACCCTACATCACCAAGCAGTTGGAAGATCAGAGCCAGTATCAGACGGTCTATGCCAAGGAGCTGGGCAGCGCTGCTGCACCCACGGCAGGCCACTTTACCCCGGAGCTGATGGATACCATCCGTTCCAAGGGTGTCGGCATTGCTGAGGTTACCCTGCATGTGGGTCTGGGAACCTTCCGCCCCGTGCAGGAGGACGAGATCTCGGATCACAAGATGCACAGTGAGTGGTATTCCATCAGCGAGGAGACTGCTCAGCGCATCCGGGAAACCAAGGCCGCCGGGCACCGCGTGATCGCCGTTGGCACCACCAGCTGCCGCACGCTGGAAGCCGCCGCCGCAAAATATGGCGAGATCAAGGCCTGCAGCGGCAACACCTCTATTTTTCTCTACCCGGGTGTCAAGTTCAACTGCATCGATGGCCTGGTCACCAACTTCCACCTGCCGGAAAGCACCCTCATCATGCTGGTCTCTGCCCTCTACGGCTACGAAAAGACCATGGCTGCTTATAAAGTTGCCGTAGAGGAAAAGTACCGCTTCTTTTCCTTCGGCGATGCGATGTTTATACGAGGCGGGAACGACCCGGAAGATAAAAAGTGATGAAAAAGTCCAGAAGCCATGCGGGTTTCTGGACTTTTTTCTTATTCGGCGGTTTTGTACGAAAATCGTAGTTCAATGCCGTTTTTGAGCAAAATTGAGGTGGTAAGGCCATCTTTTATACAAAAGTTTGAGACCGTTTCGTTGAGGAAATCCTTGACGATTTTGGGGTCGATTTTGCGGATGAAACGCTCGTAGTTCACATAGCGCTTGTCCAAGAGCTGCTGGGTCAGGATGAACTGGCTGGCCTTCTGCATGAATGCCTCATCGGAAAGCGACAGGTCAAAGGCATTGGCGATGTCCAGCTCGTTGATGCGGGAGTCTACCTCGCTGAGGGCTTTTGTGATGCGCTCACGCTCGATGTTGAAGTCTTTGCTTGCCATCTCGTCATCTCCGTAGAGATAGATGGTCTTCAGGCGGTTGAGGGCGCGCTCAAGCCGGCGTTTCTCGGAGAGCAGCAGATCACGTTCGCTCAAGTCCGCACTGGACTCCGTGGCCGCGATGGTAGGAGATTCAAAGCGCTTCTCATCAAAGCCGCTGCGCAGGTGGTTGTATAGTTCTTCGAGGCCCGGACGCTCGATGTGGTCAACATGGGAAAGCGCTTCGCCACGCAGCAGCTTCTTCTCCAATGTTTCGATGGATGTCGTTCTGCCGAAGGAGTTGGATGCTTTTATCAGGTTGGCGAAGAAGTTCAGTACGAATGGGCCGAGGGTCACATCGGAGACGTACTTGTTGGTGCAGTCCTCGGATTTGCGTCGCCGGGAGCAGATGTACATAGATGGTCTCCAGCCGTCTGCCCGGACCTTATCGGTGGTTGCAGCCATCGTGGAGCCGCAGCAGCCGCAGGTGAGCAGCCCGGCGAAGACGTGGACGTTTTTTCGCTGATAGGTGGCATTCTTGTTGTAGTGCTTGCTTTCCAGAATGACACCGACAGCAGCCTGCCGTTCAGGGGACACAATGGCCGGGTGGTGGTTCTCGACCAATACCCATTCGTCCTTGCCCTTTTCGCGGAAACGCTTTGCGTTGGACTCGTCGCGGTAATTGTACCGATACGTTCCAGAGTAGAATGGACTGGAAAGAATCGTGTGGACGGTGGTCGGACTCCAGTCGCTTCCAGCGCGGGATTTCAGGCCGCGCTCATTCATAATCCGAGCAACCCGGACAATGGACTTTTCGGACTCGTACAGGGAGTAGATCAGACGGACGATTTTGGCCTCGTCCTCGGCGATGGAGAAGGTCTTACTCTCTTTGTCGTAGGCGTACCCGTAGGGAACCTTGCCGCCGTTCCAGATGCCATCATTGGCGCGGGACACGAAGACGGCGCTGACTCGCTCAGAGGTCGTTTTGCGCTCCAGTTCCGCAAAGATCAGGATGATTTTGAGCATGGCTTCGCCCATCGCGGAGCTGGTATCGAATTGTTCGTTCTTCGACACGAAGACCACACCAAGCTCTTTCAGCTCGGCGTACATGACGGAAAAGTCCAGAAGGTTGCGGCTGATACGGTCGATTTTCCAGACCAGCAGGTGAGAGAACTCGCCGGTCCTCATTCGAGCCATCATCTGCTGATAGTCTGGACGGTCGGTATTTTTGGCAGAGTAGCCTGCATCCTCGAAAATCACATAGTCCGAGATGCCGAGGGCATATTTTGCATAGTTGATGAGTTCTTCTCGCTGGACGGGCAGGCTAGCCCGGTCAACCTGATACTGCGTTGAGACTCGAACGTATATGGCGGCTTTCTTTTCCTCAAAGCGTTGTGCCGCCTTCTTCGTCACATAGCCCATTGCGAAACCTCCAGAAGATAATGATAGCTGAAGAAAAAGCAGCTCCGTGCGTAGTGCGGGGCTGCTTTTCTGTTATGCACAAAAAGGAATGATAGAAACTATGCAAAATGTCGGGGGGGGGTACACATTCAAGGAATCGACAACGGCATCACGGATGCTGCCATAGTCTACAAGGTATGGGTCCAGCTTTTGCAGCATAGTGAGAGAGATGGTCTTCTGAGGGCCGCACTGCTCGTCCAGAATATGAGTCGGTACGATGTAGAAATCCCATCCATCCAGTACCAGCGGGTCGGCACGCTCGCGCACGGTCTCCGTATAGAGGCAGAACACATACACGTCAGATTGCCGCTTAACCTCCTCGGCATAGCCGCTGATGGAGTCCCAAGCTCTCGTTGGCCGGATGCTGAACTGGATGCTGGACAGTCTTCCATCGCCCTGCCGCCATGCCTGAAGATATGCGCAGCTCTTGACCTCGATGCGCACTTCATCGCGAGCCTCGCCATTACATACCCAGTTGTAGGGAAAAGAGATGTCATAGGGAGTCCAGTCATCGTTGGTTCCGCTCAGATCAACGCCCAGCGCGGCCGATACGATGAACTCGCAGTAGGAGCCCCGCAGGGTGTTGTTGAGCAGGTCTGAGGCGTTCCAGCGCCAGTAGTCGCTCAAGGATTTACCAATGGGCATATCATCGAAGACGATAAGTTCGTCCCCGGTACGTTGCTTCGTCATGATTTTCGCCTCCTCGAAAAGTCAACCCGTATCAGCCTACGTCGGCTTTTTCCTCACGCTGCATGGACGTTATGATGACACGCTGTTCCGGGGTCATGTAGCGGTCAAGCAACGACCACAAAACCTGCCGGTCTGCGATGGACGCTTTCTCGTAGCAGGCGACTAAGATGTTGACGTCGGGCGGTGTGCGGCTTGCAGCGGGCAGATCGGCACCGACCAGAACGTCCAGCGTCACGCCCAGCACAGAGGCCAGCTCCACAGCGGTCTCGATGTTCGGCGTTCTATCGCCGGAAACATAACGTGAGATGGTCGTCTCCGTTGTGTTGATGCGCTCTGCGACAGCACGCTGCGTGAGGCCGCGCTTGTCGATGAGTTCTTTGAACTGTTTGGCGAACATGGCTTTGCTGTACATAGTGATACCTCCCAATGTAGCTTACTTACCAAGTTTATAACATACTTGTCAAAGAGTAAACAAAACTTACCAAAATTATCATTTTAAGATTGACATATACCATATCGGTAAGCTATAATGAAGACACGGAAAGGGGGTGAGCAGATGAATAGCTCCAAGCTCAAGGGCATCCGGGTCGAGAAGGGAAAGACCCAGAAGAACATGGCCGAATTGATCGGCAAATCGCTTGTTACCTACTCCAAGAAGGAGCGCGGAGAAGTCGAGTTCTCCAATGAGGAAATGAGCACTGTCGCCAAAGCGCTTGACCTGACCAGCGATCAGGTCAACGCTATTTTTTTCGACGACAACTTACCGAAAGGGTAAGTATACGCATGGCGGTTTGCTGATGTCTAAAGTATAACGCATCAAGGGGGCAAAGAAAATGGGACGCGATGCCGCAAAAGCCTGTGAAAACCAGTGCTTTCGGTGTAGGAAAGAGGCCGCAAAGCACAACGATAAGCTCGGTAGCCGTGAAGGCGCTGCGGAACTGCTCGGAATCTCGGTTTCGAGCCTTGCGGATTACGAGCTGGGCAATACGAAGGTCATCCCGGTGGATAAGGTGGTGCTGATGGCAGACATCTACAATGCACCGGAGCTGATGGCGTGGTATTGCTCGTCGGAGTGCCTTATCGGAAAGAGCCTCGAAATGCCGTCCCCTGAAATTGCCTCGGTAGAGCGTACGACCATGAAGCTGCTGAAGCAGCTCCGGCAGGGTGACATCGAGCAGGTCAAAGAAAAGCTCATCGACATCACGGCAGATGGCATCATCTCCAAGGATGAGTGGGCAGACCTGACCGAAATCCTCGACTACCTCGACGGGCTGATTCGGGCGGCGCGGGAACTGAAGCTCATTGGCTCCAAGCTCCTGAATGGAGGCGCAGACGATGGCTGACATCCAAACGCTGAAGAAGCTGCTGGCAGAAGAATATGGCATCACAACCGCAAGAGAACTCGACGAAGCCATGAAGAAAATCGGCGGATTGAATATCGGCGTGTTTGCATCGCCGGTAAGAAAGGATGGAACGAAACATGAAAAAGTACGCAGTATTGCACGAGCCGGGTGACATCGTTACGCTGGCCGGAACCAGATTTGTGGTGCTGGATGTTGAGCGTCGTGGTAGCCTGCCGGACAGCCTGTTCCTGCTGGCGCTGGAATCGGTTGGTACTTCTGAATTTGGCAGCTCCAACAACTACGCAGAGAGCGACCTGAAGAAGGCCGTGGACAAGTGGTTGGAGGACATGGGCAAGAGGGGTCTCGACAACGCCAAGCTCATCCCCCGCGAGATCGACCTGACCACGCTGGACGGTTCCGGCTGCTATGGGAAGCTGTCGGTGAAGGCTGCGCCGCTTACACTGGATGAAGCTCGCGAGTACGCTGACATCATCCCCAATGCGGAGCGTTGGTGCTGGCTGACGACCGGTTGGAGCGGTCCCAGCAAGTCGGACGGTGATCTCGCTCTGTACGTCTACTCCGATGGCGACTGGAACGGCGACTTCTGCTCCTACTCGTACGGCATCCGCCCCGCTTTGAAGGCCCCCTCTATCCTCTTTGGGGACTCTGAGGCCGATCTGGACTTGAGCAAGATTCCAACCGATGATCTGCTTCAGGAAATCCACCGCAGACTCGCGGAAAAGGCATGAGTGCCGATAAGCTGGCAGAAGCACGGCAGGCGGCGGAAACATCGCTGGGATTCAAAATCCCGGATGTGGTAGCCACCAGCGTTCTCTGGTATGCCCGGCGCAAATGTGAGCTGGCAGAGCAGCCGGAGAGCTACCTTCCGCTTCTGTACGAAACCGAGCTGACCGACTACTATATGCGGTTGGCAATCAACCTGAAGGGAGAAAAGCAACGTGAGCAACGAATGCGTGAAGCCCGAAATTCCGCAGTTCCCGGAACTGACATTTGAGGAAGAACGGCATCTCTACTACCTGAACGGGCTGGAAGTACCCAGCGTGACCACCCTGATGAAGCCGCTGTCCAGTGACTTCTACAGCACGGTGGACCCGGAGGTTCTGAACAAGGCCGCAAAGCGCGGCACGGCCATCCACAATGCGGTGGAGAACTACGCCAAGTTCGGCATTGAGGACATTCCGCCGGTGTATGCCGGGTATTTTGCCGGCTTCCGGGAGTGGTGGGATAGCCGCAAGCCGGAAGTTCTGGCGACCGAAACCAAGGTCTACCACAAAATCCTGCGGTATGCAGGCACGGTCGATCTGCTGTGCATCATCGACGGCAGGGTGACGCTGGTGGACTACAAGACATCGGCACAGGTGAACAGCAAGCTCTGCGCTGCGCAGCTTGAAGCTTATGACAGGGCATGGGAGAGCCACGACATCAAGGTCGATGACCGGCTGATTCTCCACCTGTCCAAGAAGGGCTATCAGGAAGTGCGCTTTCCCCGGAGTGGGAAGTGCTGGTCGGTGTTCTCGTCATTGATGACAATTAAGAACTACATGAACGAGTGATTTTTAGGAGGTTCGACAGATGGAAAAAGAAACTATGGTGGCAATCGTTCCGAAGGCCGAAATCGTTGATGAGCAGCAGCTCTCCCGCGATGTGACCGACATCGAGTTTCAGGCGGAGTCGCTGGTTATCCAGACCGATGAAGATTACGCCTTTGCCGGTGAGTTCGGCAAGATGCTGAAGAAAAAAGCGTCGCAGGTCACAACGTTCTTCAAGCCCATGAAAGACAGCGCCTATCAGGCCCACAAAGCGGTTTGCGACCGGGAAAAGGCCATGCTGACCCCGCTGCGCAACGCCGAGAAGACGGTCAAGCAGGTGATGAGCACCTACATCACGGAGCAGGAGCGTAAGCGCCGGGAAGCTGAAGAAGCTGCTCGACGGGCAGCGGAAGCTGAACGGGAGCGCAAGATTCAGGAAGCGGCTACGCTGGAAGCCGCCGGTGACGCAGATGGAGCGGAGGCCGCCTTTGAGGAAGCAGCCATCATGGATGATGCTGCAAGCTATGCGGTAGTGCCTGCCGCAGCCACCCCGAAGGTCTCCGGCGTCAGCACCTCGAAAGACTGGGAAATCGTCGAGATCGACCCCAAGGCGGTCCCGCTGGCGGTGGCGGGCATTGAGCTCCGCCCGGTCGATCAGGCCGCTGTTATGCGCCTCATCCGTGCCTCGAAGGGCCAGATCGAAATTCCCGGCATCACCTACCGTCAGGTCGCAAAAATGAGCTTCAGGGGGTAAAAGAATATGTCTACTGCTATGAGCAAGGCTGAGAGCAACGCTCTCGTTGTCAGCTACGACGTTCTGGGTACGCACGTTGAGCTGGATTTGGATTTCGTGAAGAAGTACCTCGTTCGCGGCAGGGCAGAACTGGTAAGCAATCAGGAACTCGTGTTCTTTATGAACACCTGCCGCCAGCAGAAGCTCAACCCGCTGGTTCAGGGCGAGGTCTACCTCATCAAGTACAGCAAGGATGACCCGGCGCAGATGGTCGTTGGCAAGGATGCCTACCTCCGCAGAGCATTTGACCACCCGGACTACCTGTTCAAGAACGACGGCATCACGGTACAGCGTGGGAACGAGATTATCCAGAAAGAGGGATGCTGCCTCTATCCGGGTGAAACTCTGGTTGGCGGCTGGTGCCGCGTTACCTTCATGCGGAACGGCAAGGAACGCACTGCATTCAAGGAAGTTGCCTTTGCCGAGTACAACAAGGGGAAGGCAAACTGGAACTCCAAGCCTGCCACCATGATCAACAAGGTCGCTGTCAGCCAGTGCGTGAGGGACGCTTTCCCGAAGGACTATGAGGGTGTGTACTCCGAGGATGAGATGATTGCATCTGGTGCTATCCCGGTGGATTACAAGGAGCTGGATGACCAGAAGCCGGAAGAACAGCCGGCCGAGGAAGAAGACCCGGTCATCTCGCAGGAGCAGCGCCAGCAGCTTTTCAAGGCGGCGCAGGCAAACTTCGGCAAGGACAAAGGCAACGCCGTGGTTAAGTCCATCATCGAGGAGATGGGGCTGACCTCTACGACCGGCATGAAGATGTCCACCTACAACAAGGTGGTCGAGCGGCTGGTCGAGATCTGCACGGCCCACAAGGCAGAGCCGGAAGCTGAGGAAGGCACCAAAAATGACGGTGCAACCGAAGAATAAAGCCACCGGCGGAAAAGGAAGGTGAGGGGATGCCGTGGATAAGCGTACATCAGGAGGTGGACGGTACGAAGCTCCGTAGATTATACCGTGCCATCGGGTGTTCCAAGTTTGAAGCCCTCGGCATCCTGAACTTCCTGTGGTTCTGGGGTATGAAGAACGCCGATGAGACCGGGCTGGTCAAGGATGCAGACCTCGAAGTCCTGAGCCGATACCTGTACGGCTGCGGCGAGGACTGCCAGCTCGACATGGGCAAAGTGGTTCAGGCCCTTGTGGACACCGGCTGGATTGATGTGGCGGCCGACGGCTTTTACATCCACGACTGGGACACATGGCAGGAGCAGTGGTATAAGCTCCAGAAAAACCGCAGGCTGGATGCTGAACGGAAGCGGAAAGCCCGCCAGATGGAGCGTGAGGCCGCAAAGCCTGCGCCGAAGACCCCGGAGCCGGAACAGATGGAACTTCCTGTGGAGCCAGAAGCCAAGCGGCCAGCAAAGCCGAAACCTGATAAGAAATCCTATGCGGAGTTCGTGAAGATGAGCGAAGCAAACTACGACAGGCTCGTGAAACTGTACGGCAAAGCCTTTGCGGATGCCTGCATTGTGGAGCTTGACAACTACAAGGGCGCACGGGGAAAGACCTACAAGGACGACTACCGCGCCATCCTCTGCTGGGTCGTAGACCGGGTCAAAGAAAAGAAACCGGGCCTGCTTCAGCAAAGCGTTAGCGAGGCAGCACCGGCTAAGGATAATCCGTTCAGAGAGTGGGGTGAGCAGAATGGGTGAATTTGACGGCCTGCTGCAAGGTGCTGTTCGTCAGGCGCAGGCGGCAAATCAGCCGGAGAACGGTGATTACTACGACGATGAAGGGTTCCTCGTCTGCGGGAACTGCCATACCCGTCGGCAGGTAGAGGTCAATATGCCCGACCTGAAAGCCGTTCCGTTCGACCCTAAGAAGAAAGTCCGGGTCAAGATGCCGGTATCCTGCCGCTGCCGGGCAGAACGGCGGAAGCAGGAAGAGCAGATGCTCATGCAGGACCGGGAAATGCGGGCAGCACAAACGCTTCAGCGGCAAAGCCTCATGGACGAACGCCTGCGGGACATTAGCTTTGACGGATTCCAGCAGACTAAGGATAACGCCTACAACCTGAAGCTCTGCCTGCGGTATGCGAAGCACTTCGATGAAATGCTGGCAAAGAATCAGGGGCTTTTGTTCTACGGCGGGGTCGGGACCGGGAAGACATTCGCAGCGGCCTGCATTGCAAACCATCTCCTGAGCCTGCGAGTCCCGGTGGTGATGACCTCGTTTGTGAAGCTGCTGGAAACCATGCAGGGCTTCAGTGAGGATGACAGCACCCTGATTGCCCGGCTGAACAGGGCAAAGCTGCTCATCATTGATGATCTCGGCGCTGAACGCAGTACAGACTTTGCGCTGGAAAAGGTCTACGACATTGTGGACAGCCGGTACAGAGCCAAACTCCCCATCATCCTCACCACGAACCTGAGCATGACCGAAATGAAAGAATCTGCGGACATCCGCTACACCCGCATCTATGACCGTATCTTTGAAATGTGCTACCCGATGCAGTTCACAGGTCGGTCGTGGAGAAAGGCGGAAGCGGCCCGCAGATTTGACGAGATGAAGAACTTTTTGGAGGGCAACGATGGATAAAGTTATCATCGCAAGCGTTGAGGACCGGCTTACGGTAGCTGCCATCCTCGTAAAGAACGACTACACCGTCCGGCAGGGCAAGCAGCTCCGGCAGGGCAAGAAAAGCTACGAATACTATCTGGAGTACGCTCCGAACGACAAGCCGAAGCAGGCGGCAGGGGAATGAGGACGCAATTCTGCATCTATGGGGAGCCGCGAGGTAAGGAACGCCCGAAATTCTCAACCGTATGCGGCCATGTGACAGCCCGAACCCCGGAAAACACGGTTCTGTACGAAAACCTTGTAAAGACCGAGTACAGAATCCAATCCGGGGTTCGGTTTGCTGATGACGCCATGTTGAGCGTGAGGATTTTTGCGTTCCTCTCCGTCCCGAGGTCGGCCAGCCAGAAAAAACACCTTGCCATGATCGACCGCCTGATACGCCCGACACGAAAGCCTGATTTCGACAACATCGGCAAAATCATCTGCGATGCCCTGAACGGCATTGCCTACCGCGATGATGCCCAAATCGTAGACGCACTGGTTCGGAAGTTCTACTCAGACATCCCGCGTGTTATCGTTGAAATCTCAGATATACCGTATGAACAGTAAAGGAGAATGACTATGAGCGACAAAACGTATGTGCTGTCCCTGAGCGCGGACACCTTCAACGCCTTCAAGATGGACTTCGACAGCGCCCTCCAGCGCTTGCTTCAGAAGATGGACAGGCTCCAGAGCGACAGCGCCTCCATCAACTGCAAAATCAGCGTGGCACTGACCCCGGCTCCGGAACGGAACTTCGATGCAACGCGGGAGGGGGACACCGTGCAGGTGATGAAGCCCAGCTTCAGCCACGAGATCAGCACCGAAATCAAGGTCAAGGACAAAACGACCGGCAACCTCTCCGGCAACCGCAAGCTGGTGTGGGATGAGGAGCTGATGGAGTATGTGATGAAGGACATCGACGATGGGCAGACCTCGCTTTTCGACACGGCCCAGAGCCGCCAGAATGCTGCGCCCCCTGTGGAGCAGGAACCGCCCCAGCTCCCGGAAGGCATCGTGGATGTTGACTACACGGTCATCAGCGATGACAAGGGCTACATCCTGCGCAACCCCGATAAGTGCGGCATCAAGGACCAGTGGGGCATCCTCAAAGTCCTTGTGGGAGAGCGGATGACGGTGAGCCGGAGTGCAGGCCACTGCTATGCGGAGACCGCAGACGGCATCATCGCCCTCGGCTCTGCCTACCTCGCAGAAGACCCCCGCCATGTGGATGACAGTATTCTGGAGCCTCATCTGGCAGAGGAAATCGCCTGCAACGGCTTCGGCACGGTTCAGGTCGGCGACCATGAGGAGCCGGAAAAGATCGTGGTAGAGTGTCTGGAATGCGGCGGCATCCTGCTGGAGGTGGAGAACCCCAACGTCCGGAAGGGTGATGCCGAATGAGGTACGGAACCTGTTTTCTGTGCGGAAAGACCGGTTGGCTGGAGGAGCACCACGTCTACCCGGGGCCGTTTCGGGATAAGTCCGAAAAGTATGGCCTGAAGGTGGGCCTGTGCGGCGAGAGCTGCCATCGGAATGGCCGGTATGCGGCGCACCAGTGCAGGGAAACCTCCGATGCCCTGAAGCAGTTCTGGCAGATCAAGTACATGATGGCCCACAAAGCCAGCGTCGCAGACTTCCGGGCGGCATTCGGGAAGAACTATCTGGAACTCGACTACTACGATGATGAAAGGAGCTACCCTATGAACATTATTGCCATCAGCGGCCGCTTGACACGCGACCCCGAACTGCGCACCACTCCCAACGGAAAGCCCGTGGTGGAGTTCACGGTTGCGGTTGACCGGCCCGGCGTTAAGGACCAGACGGACTTTATCGACTGCGTGGCGTGGGAAAAGAAAGCTGAGTTTGTCGCCCGGTATTTCAAGCAGGGAAAGCGTATCGAGGCAAGCGGTGTCCTTACCACACGCACCTACGAGAAAAACGGGGTGAAGCGCAAGCGGACGGAGGTTCGCTGTGATCAGGTCTTCTTCGGCGAGTCCAAGAAAGATAGCAGCTCCACCCCGCAGGCAGCGCCGGAACCCACGAACGATGATTTCCGTCCGCTGCCCGATGATGATGACATCCCGTTCTGAGAAAGGAGAACACATGGAAGAAAATAAGAATCCCCTTATGGGCCACGTCGTAAAGGTCCCTGCACAGGTGTCCGGCATCCCTGACGGGGTGCAGATGACGGTGAACGCAGCCGTGACCACCTTTGCGGCGGTCGATGGCAAACCGGCTGGTATCGAAAGCATGGGTACGGCAGAATGCAATATGCTTGCCAGCTATACGCGGGGAACGGTCTCGTTCTCTGTCCACGGGGAAAAGCCCGTTATGGTGAGCGTCCGTCTGGATGAGTTGATGAGACTCTTGCAGGCGGCTGCTGCTGTATGTCACCACGAGCAGGAAGACAAGAAGAATGCTGAGGAGGAAAAGGTATGAGAAAGCTGTTTACGTCTGAGTCTGTGACCGAGGGCCATCCCGACAAGGTGTGCGACCGTATCTCTGATGCGGTGCTGGATGCAGTGCTGGCTGTTGACCCGAACGGCCGGGTGGCCTGTGAGACCTGCTGCACCACCGACACGGTGTTCATCGCAGGCGAGATCACGAGCAAGGTCGATGTGAATATTGTGGGCATTGCCCGGCGGGTCCTGCGCGACATCGGTTACACCGGCGGGGCATCTGGCTTTAATGCCAATACCTGCAAGATCGAAGTGGCAGTCCATAAGCAGTCCCCCGATATTGCGATGGGTACAGGTGACGATGTAGGAGGAGCAGGAGATCAGGGCATGATGTTCGGCTATGCGTGCAGTGAGACCGAACAGCTTATGCCGCTGCCCATCATGCTTGCGCACCAGATGGCCTACAGGCTCACCCAGAGGCGCAAAGACGGGACCATCCCCTTTATCCTCCCCGATGGCAAAACGCAGGTAACGGTGGAATATGGGGAGGATGGGATGCCCTCACGCATTGACACCATCGTCATTTCCACCCAGCACTACGAAAATGCAACAGAAGAACAGCTTCTGGAGTCTCTGACGGAGAACGTCATCACCCCGATCCTGAAGTATGCCAAGCACTTTGCCGGTGTCTATGGTGGTGACCTTGACATTGATACCTACAACCTGTACATCAATCCTACCGGGCGTTTTGTGCAGGGTGGCCCTGCGGCAGACACCGGCTTGACCGGGCGGAAGATCATCGTGGACACCTATGGCGGTTATGCTCCCCACGGCGGCGGGGCATTCTCTGGCAAAGACCCCACAAAGGTTGACCGCAGTGCAGCGTACATGGCCCGGTACATTGCCAAGAACATCGTGGATGCCGGAATCTGTAGCCGGTGTCAGGTACAGCTTGCCTATGCCATCGGTGTGGCCGAACCCGTGTCCGTCCGCATCGATACGTTTGGCGGAGCAGATGAGGAAAAGCTGGTCAAGGCCGTACGACAGTGCTTCGGTCTGACTCCCAACCAGATCATCGAGCATTTTGACCTGCGCCGTCCCATCTACGAGCAGACATCCGCCTACGGCCATTTCGGCTGTGTAACTGGAATCATTCCCCCGTGGGAGAAGACCGACATGGATGAGCAGCTGTGGAAAGCGTACTGTCGGGAATAAGCTCACCGGAATAGCAGAAGCGTAAGAGTAAGGGCAAGCCGTTTCTCCCCGGAGGGGGAGGGGCGGCATAGCCCGTTATGGGAGGTTTTGATATGGCACAGGAAGACATGAACGTCACCATTCCCCCGGAAATGATGCAAGAGATCGTACGGGTGGCATCGGAAACGGCCATTGAAAAGTTCCAGCACGAAGCGGAGCGGAACCGAAAGGCCGTCAAGGATAAGCGCCTGCATAACACCAAGCTGCTGCTTCAGAACTACCACTGCTTTGTAGAACATAGCAAGAGTGCCGTGTATGAAGCCAGCCAGCTCTCCGAGGATGACGACTTCGAGGAGTTGATGGAGGAGCTGATGAGTCAGAGCGACGGCAGGGTGAGGGTCCCGGTGGTGAGGAGCATTCAGGAGAGTGCTGCCCACACCCGCATCATCGTGCAGCACATCGACCGTATGCTGGAATACTACAAGTTCCGCTGTGAGCATTCCAAGCGTGCGGAGGAAATGCGTCGGTATCGGACGATTTACGACCTCTACATTGCCCCTGAACCCAAGACTCAGCAGCAGATCGCCGATGAAGAACACGTCGATTTGTCAACCGTGTTCCGCGACCAGAAGGCGGGCATTTCCAAGTTGAGCGCCCTGATTTTTGGATGGTTGGACTAAAATTTTGGCAAAGTTGCAAAAAAGTTGCTATTGCAGTGCAATTACCACTGTGGTAATATACGAAGCGTGAACCGATGTGTCACCCCGGAAAAACCGCGAGTGGCACATCCGGCCTCGTATCAAGCTGCTAAGCCAAAATATTTCGCTCCGAATGCAAAACCGATTGACTCCGGTGGGTAAAGGGTTAGAATGAAGATAGGCCCAAAATCTTACCGAAAAGGTCAGGAGGTACGACAGATGGAACGAAAATCCGATAAAGTCAGACGTCTGGTTGCAGACGGCGACTTCAAAGGGGCTTTGCGGATTGCAAAGGACTTCAGGCTCGGCATCACGAAGGAGCAGTCCTCCACGATGACAAGAGCGTATGAGTGCATGGTCCACGGCAGATTCTACAAGCAGCTCGGCTATGATCTCGATGAGAAGATAGCTGAGGGTGTGAAGATTCTGGTGGGCTTGTACGGAAGGAGCGAGGCACATGATTTACACCAGCCGGTACAGTAACCCGGAACTCAAGACCGGGAACTACACAGTCGTTGGGATAACGCGGGGAGCGCCTAAGTTCCCCCTTCGGTATACGCTTGCAGGCAACATCATGGAGATCGCGCCGCCGGGTTATCTGTTCAACGAATACAACCGGGAGCGGTTCACGCCGCCCTACTTCCAGCACATGGACAGAGTAGGGACGGCGCGGATTGCTCAGATTCTCCAGCATTATGAGGACATGGGCAAGCCCGTGGTGCTTTGTTGCTACGAAGATGTCCGAAAGCCCGGAGAGTGGTGTCATAGACTGGTGTTCGCAGAATGGTGGCTCCAAAGAACAGGAGAAATGATCGAGGAGCTGCCCGACCCGTCACCAAACAAGTGGGCGAAACAGCCTGAACCGCAGAAAGCGGTTGAGCCTGATGCAGTCCAGATGAAAATGTGGTAATACCCGCCGATAGCTCAGAAAGTAGAGCACCTGACTCTTAATCAGGGGGTCGCACGGTTCAATCCCTGCTCGGCGGACCAACCATAGGGAGTCATGTTGGAAACAGCATGGCTCCCATTTTTTATGCCTACGAACAAGGGCTTTCCAGACGCTCACGTCTTTGGAAACAACCCACCCTCTGGAAAGCAACTGCTCCAGTCGAAACCAGAGGGGCAAATTTGAAAGAAAGGTCGGTGATATGAATGGCAAAGTTCCAGAACCCCGGAGCGTTCTTCCTCGGAACTCTGGTTGCTCAGGAGCAGAAGTTCCTGAAGCCGCTGATTGAAAATGCCCGCAAGCAGGGGTACACCCGGTTCGTTGAGCCGTGCGCCGGCGCTTTCGCCATGTCGCACATCGCGGCGCAGTGTGGGTACAAGCCCAGCGAGATTGAGGCCAGCGACGTTTCGATGTTCACCTCCATCATGGGATATGCTATCACGGGCCAGTCCCTTGAGGAGCTGGAAATCAGAGCGGATGGCTTCACGAATGAGGAACTGCTCGACCCTGCGGTTGCCCTCTATGCCCAGTTGTACCTGCGAACCGTAAAGAACGCCGGGAAGGAATACTTCTACGGCATCATGCGCGATCTGGAATACCGCAAGGAGGAACATCTGGCGGAAATCCGTGCACAGCTCGACAGGGCCAAGCAGTCCTTGCATGGGATGAGCTACCGCCCACTGGATATGTGGAAGCACCTTGAAACGTGCTATGATGACCCCCACTGTCTTGTGGTCGCAAACCCGCCCACCTATGCCGCTGGCTTCGAGAAGTGGTATGACACCGGCGGGCGCATGACGTGGAAAGAACCTGAGTACGGCATCTTTGACCCGAAGACCGGGCTGACTGAGCTGTACGACAAGATGAACGATGCCAAGTGCCTTCTGATGTGCTACGAGGAGAACGCCCCGGGCCTCACTGCCGGGCATCCTGTCTTTGCCCGGTATGGTGTGCGTGACGGCATCAACGTGTACCTGACTACCAACCGCCCGGATGAGGCGACCATGCTTGCCGAGGGTAAAATGATTACCCGCCCGAACGAGGGCAAGCTGGAGCCGCTGGATTGCAGCATCCTGCCGCGTGATTATGAAATCACCCGCAAGAGCAAGATTCAGATTACTCAGATCGAGCGCACCGCCGCCCAGTATTACAGAAAGCTCTGGACGCACAACTTTGTCGGTTCGTCTGCGCCTATCAACATGGCCGTCCTCATCGACGGCAAACTGGCTGGCGTGTTCGGGCTGGATAAGTCAGCGCTCACGATGGGAGCCTTCGGTACACAGGTTTCCGATGCTGTGTTCCTCATGTACGGCATGACCGTTCCCCATAAGACCTACCGGCTGGGGCGGCTTCTGACCATGCTGGCACAGAACAGGCCGCTGATTATGAACATCTGCACGGATTTGGAGAAGGAAAAGGCCAAGTCCCTCAAGACGGTGCAGATGACCAAGTACCCGGAGGCCAAGGAAATGCGGGGGCTGATGGAGTTGACCAAGAAAGTCCCGGATAAGAAGATGGGCTACCGGCTCACATACGAGTCGCCATTGTACGACAGAAACGCCAAACAGGCATTGAATGAATGGTTAGGGAGGGAAGAACGATGGCAGAAACAGCGCGAGAAAACCAAGTCAGCAGCGCAGCCGTAAAGTATGAAACGGTCGCCGACATGGGTTCCGGTCTGGTCATTGCCAAAGTAAAGCTGACCGACTTCCGCGAGCAGGACATCAACGCTCGCATTATGAAGACTGAGATGCAGAAGCAGCTCACCGACAACATCAAAAAGCGGGGCCAGCTTGAAAGCCTCCCGTTCTGCGCACTCATCGACGGCAAGATCGAGATTATCTCCGGCCACCACCGCATCCGTTCTGCAAAGGACAGCGGTGTGCTGACGGAGCTTTTTGTCATTCTGGACACCACCGGCCTGCGGCGCTCTCAGGTGGCCGCAAAGCAGTTGGCGCACAACGCCATCAGCGGCTTTGATGACCAGTCCACCCTGAAGGAAATCGCCAAGATGATCGACGATGTGGACGATATGCTGGAAAGCTACATTGGCAAGGACATCATCGGTGAGCCTATGGCCGAGCTTGAGAAGCTGCTGTCCCCGAAGGTTGAGTTCGACTGGAAGAACGTCACGTTCACCTTCCTGCCGCACCAGCTCCGCGATTTGGACCAGCTTGTGAAGGTTCTGGGTTCCCTCAGCCCCGATATGCTGGGCGTTGCAGATATTGACCAGCACGAGGAGTTCATCGAAACCATCACGAAGTACCAGCAGTTTGCCAACGTCAAGAACACCGGCGCTGCCATCCACGCCATGATTAAGGCCACCGAGTCCCTGTTCGATGACCTGCACTTTGACGAGAGTCAGGAGTGGGTGCAGTTGCCCAATCTGTTCGGCTCTCCGGCCATCCCCAAAGAGGCTGCTGATACCATCACGCAGGCGCTCGACAAGATGGTCAAGGAGGGCGAGATCGGCCCGAAGAACAAGTGGCAGGCCCTTGAATACTGGGCTGCTGATTATCTGGCAGGGAAGTAGGTGATAGCAAATGCCTACGCCTCTAAAGTACAATCCGGCGTACCACGATGACTGGGCATGGTCGCTTGCTATCAAGGGCGCAACAGATCAGGACATTGCTGATGCCTTCCATGTTTCGCGTAGGACCATCATCCGCTGGCGGCAGACGTACCCGTCGTTCAATGAAGCCTGCCAGCACGGGAAGGAAGTCGCCGATGCAAAGGTGAAGCGGTCGCTGTATGAACGTGCCGTAGGCTTCGAGTATCAGGAAAAGGAAAGCGTCATCGACGTAGACCCCCGGACGGGCGAACAGAAGCCGGTGCGGGTCCGAACGCTCACCAAGAAAGCCGTCCCCGATACGATGGCGCAGATGTACTGGCTCAACAACCGATGCCGGGATGAGTTCTCCCAGACCCAGAAGGTTACGCTTGACGGAGCTGTTCAGACATCCCCGTTCGACAACCTGACGGATGATGAACTCCGCCGTCTGGCTCAAATGGACGAGGGCCTTGATGGCGACGCAGAATAATGTTTCGCCTGCCAAGCGCAAGTACCTCGGCTCCAATGCCCGGATTGCGCTGGCGAAACGGCACTACGCCGATTATGTCCAGTACGTTCACATGGGCAGGTGGAAAAGAGCCAGACACCTCGACCTTGTGTGCGAGAAGCTGGAAAGCATCATAGAGGGGAAGACCAAGCGGCTGATGATATTCATGCCGCCGCGCCACGGCAAGTCCATGACCGTGACCGAAACCTTCCCCTCGTTCTATCTGGGCAAGAACCCTGAAAAGCGGGTCATCGAGATCAGCTACAGCGGCGACCTTGCCCAGCAATTCGGCAAGCGGAACCGCGATAAGGTCGAGGAGTTCGGTCCTGCGCTGTTTGGGCATACCATCTCCCAAGTGCAGGCCACCAAAACGAACTGGAACCTCGACAACGGCATGGGCGGCATGATCTCCGTTGGTATCGGCGGCTCCATCACCGGCTATGGCGCAGACCTGCTTATCGTCGATGACCCCATCAAGAACCGCGCCGAGGCTGAATCTGCCACCTACCGCGATAAGCTGTGGGACGAGTACCAGTCCACGGTGAGTACCCGACTGCACGCAGGCGGCGCTGTTATCATCATCCTTACCCGCTGGCACGAAGATGACCTTGCCGCCCGGCTCCTGAACCCGGAGTACGGCAAGGTTGAGGACTGGGACATTATCTCGCTCCCGGCCGTTTGCGAAGACCCGGCTACCGACCCTCTGGGCCGTGAGCTAGGCGAGGCGCTGTGGCCTGCGGGCGGCTACGACGAAGCATGGGCTGCACAACAGAAAGAGACCGTCGGTACATACGCATGGTCTTCTCTGTATATGCAGACCCCCACACCGAGCTCCGGCGGTATGTTCAAGAGAGAGTGGTGGAAACGCTGGGCGGCGCTGCCGTCCGGCCTGCATGACTTCATCCAGTCGTGGGACTGCACCTTCAAGGACAAGGACGGTTCAGACTTCGTTGTTGGACAGGTCTGGGCAAGGAAAGGCGCAGACCGCTATCTGCTCGATCAGGTGCGTGGCCGCATGAGCTTCACGGAAACGCTGGATGCCATGCGCGGGCTTTCCTCCAAGTGGCCCCAGACCACAAGAAAGCTGGTCGAAGACAAGGCCAACGGCACGGCGGTCATCGACGTGCTGAAGAAAGAAATCCCCGGAATCATCCCGGTGGAGCCGTTTGGCGGCAAGGTGGTCCGCGCCCATGCGACCACCGCTGTGGCTGAAGCTGGGAACGTCTACATCCCAGCGGCATCTGCCTGCCCGTGGGTGATGGACTTTGTGGAGGAAATGGCGGCGTTCCCAAGCGGTGCGCACGATGACCAAGTTGACTGCTATTCGCAGGCGAACGCCTATTACAACGACAATACGTTTGATATTCGTTCGCTGATAACGTAAGAAAAGAGGTGAATGCAATGCTGATTATTTTCTCGGTCAATGACCAGAAAATCACCCATGACCTGAAAGGCCAGCTTGTCGCAGGCAGCGTAGACATTGTGCAGGCCGCATTCAAATTTGACAGCTCGTGGGATGAACTGGACAAGATCGTCGTCTTCACGAGCAGCGCTTGTCCCAAGCCCGTCCCGGTGCAGTTTGCCGATGAGGCGTTCTACATCCCGAAGGATGTGCTGAAGCCCGGCAAGCTCTACGTTTCCGTGGTCGGTTTCGGGCTGGACGGCCGGAAGAAAACTACGCAGAAGTGGGACATCATGCAGGCTATCACCGTTCAGAAGTGTGGCGATGGCGGCGATTGTGACCTGCTGCGATATTTGGCACAAGGTCAGGTCGCCGACGGGAAAGTCGCAAAGGACGAAGAAGTCAAAGAAAAGGTCAACGGGGCCGGGCATCTGAAAGCCGTCCCTGTCGATGCTCTCCCTGCGCCC